ATAAACAATCCAACTCTATAACTGGGAGTATTTGTATATTGGTCAAGAATTAAAGTTTCTCTATTTACATTTACAAAGTTTCCTCTAATAAAATAAACACCACTTTCTATCTGAAAAGATGAACCAGTAGCAGATGCTCCTTCAGCTAAAGTTGATGCAACAGGAGAACCTGCAGAGATGATGGAGTTTCCAAGTAGTCCAGATGAAAGAGTTTCGTTACAAGTTATAAACTCTCCATCAGAAAAAGTTTGTGTAGAATTATTTGAAGTGCTGGAGGTTAAGTAGTTTACATATAAAGTAAGATTGCCATTTACAGAATCTTCTGGAAGTAAAATACTATCAACAAACGCAGTTACCCCAGATGTCTGTCCTGTTATCTTTGTTCCAACCAACTGGTCCGCATATGCAGACACAGGAACCCCTTGATAAGTATTTTCTAATTGAACACAATAGTAAATTCTATTATATCCAGTGTTTCCTGGAATTACCTTGGCACCTTCTTTAAAGAAGTGTTGACCAAATCTTTCAATTTGATTTTGCAGTATTGATTGAAGAGAAGTTAATTCTCTTGCCTGTACTGGGTATCCTGGTTTGAATAATACCTTGTGATAATCATTAGCTGGATCAAAATCATCAAAGTATGGAGATACATTGAGGTTAGTTTGTTGAGGCATAATTCTTTAGAACTGCAAAATAACTTTTATGTCTTCCTTTTGGTTTGACGATCTTGTTATAGATGGTCTATTGTCAACGTAAATAATATTACCGGAGTGCTTTTTGACCTCAGGATTGGCAATACCACTCGTAAAAGTCTGACCAAGATAGTATGTACGATTATTTATTACAGTAGATATACCCGTGAAGTTAGTATCAATACCTAAGTTAGAACCTGTTGACGGAGTAATAGTCAAACTTCCACCTGATCCAGGTGAAGATGTAAATTCTGTAAGATCAAACCCATATGTGGGTTGAGTTTGTGCAGTTCCAACGGTGTTAAATCCAGAAAGACTTCTATCTTGCCAAAACTTCAGAACACCAGTAGTTTGATTATAATTTACAACTCTTCCTACTGCTGTTGTTCCAGTAGAAACTGTTTGAGTAAAATAAGAGTCTGCTGTAAAAGTTGCTGTGCTATATCCAGTTCCAACTAATTTAAGAGCACCAACGGCAGATGCTTTATCAGAATTTAATACTGAAGTAGATCCAAATTGTTCTGGATTTACAACCACTCCAATTCTAGAAATTTGATTACCGGTAATAAAATCTGGATTTTCGTTATCATTTTCAATTCTAGAATAAAGAAGGACGTTATATGCACCAAGTTCTCTATAAATGTCTGCTCCATGACCACCTTGAGGTGGAATGATAACATCAAAAGTAGGTCTAGTGCTTCCAGTGGGAACTCCTCCAGCAACTAGATCAACATTTCCATATGTGTATCCAGATCCTTGACTAGAAACAATAACTTGACCTACTTGTTGGTTACCGTTGATAACAATAGTACATTCTGCACCAGTTCCATCTCCCCTGATAGGAACTCCTGTATATGTTGAGTTTGCTGTACCTAGTCCAACACCACGATTAGTAATCGTTACAATTTTAATGCCACCATCAACAGCATTATCTCTAACTGCTGCAGTATCAGTCGAGGTAGACCAGTCTGCTGGAACTGGCATGTACTCAGTTGACTCAAACTTTACAACGTCTCTAGGTCTAATAGTATAGAGATATTTCCAGATATAACCGGCACCACTATTTCCTGCGCTTCTTGGTTCTAAATCAACGAACGTTGGTTCATCTAGAGATGGTCTACCAGTTGGATTGTCTGGATCCATTCCATTCTGCAAACACATATAAACTCGATAGTCACTATTAATCACAAAGTAACTTGCAAGATATAGTGAAGTTGAACCAGATACTTTTGCAGTATTGGTTCGACTATAATCATGACGATACATGTCATAAGTGGTTCCAGAAGTCCATGTTCTTTTTGGAACTACTTGTTTTGCATCTGAAGTGCCAATTTTCTTAAGAGCGACCATTGTATCCCAATAGTCATTCTCTTGATTGAAATTATCCTTAGGTGCAGGAGGATCAGTATCCCAATCACTTTGATAATCTGAAGGATTAGTCAAACCAACGAAAGAATAGTAAGAGTTGCTGGTATTGTTAATATCAGCAACAAAATTCTTTGCGTTTAATATTCTAATCTGATCCGTTATAATGGCAGCCATTTGACGCAGGTTTTTCTTTATTTATTAGGAATTATCTGTATAATTTTTAGACTTCAGTGAATTGGATCTAACAATCCTAGTTGATGTAGTAAGTCCAACCAAAGTTGAATTATATGATGTATAAGAAACAGATCTAGCCCTTGATTTAATATCAATCCTACCCCAACTAAAGTCACCAAATCCATCATCAGAGGTGGAAATTCCAGAATAACCAGATGGAGGATTGGATTCATTAACAAACAGTCTCTTAACCAGAGTAGATACTCCAACAACATCTCTAGTTAAAAATTCAGTACTCGCAACTTCATAAATGCCATCGACAAAAGTAGTTGCAACTCCAACATTAGAATTTTTAACAACAAAGTAATCATTTACATCGATAGATGTAAGAGTAACTGCAGTTCCAGCAACAACAGTGTTTCTAAGGAAAGAATCATATGGAATATGAATATCGAAGATTAGTTGTGGACCAGCAGTAGTTCCAAAACCAACAATAATTCCATTATCACCAGTATAGGCATCTACAGTGGTTTCTTCTTCATTGTGACCTGGGGGAGAAATCAGCACAGTGGGAACATCAGTGTAGGTATAACCAACTCCAGGAGAAGTAATTGCAACTCCTGTCACAGTTCCACCAGCACTTATAGTTACTGTACCAAATGCTCTAGAAGCAGAGGTATATCCAAAACTTACTGTAGCAGTGGTGTAACCAACACCACCATCGGATATGACTACAGAGGAAATAGTACCAAATCCAGAAACAACTGCAGTAGCAGCTGCGCCACTCTTAGTTTCTTGGGGAACAAATGTTATTTTCTTCTGGAATGCCAGATCAGATGCTTCGTTTTGTGGATTAAATAGTGGTCTTAAATTGTCAACGTAGATTGCAGTTGAACCAACACCAACAGTTTTAGTAATATATGATGTTGGACTTACAATGGGTTCGTAAAGTTCTCTATCTTTTCCAGTGGGAATACCATCAATAATTTTGTCGTTGGTTTGTCTGCACCAAGTAACAGGTCTCTTGAGATTTACATCATTGGTGTTTCCAGGACCATAATAAGCATTGGTCTCAACATTATTCGTTGAAAGAACATCAAAGACACTTCTGGCATCTTCTTCAAGAGATTGTGGTTGAGAACCTGCCATATGCTTAAGTTGAAGTGTATCACCTTTTTTAACAGTTTCGATGACATCTCTAAAGACGACATCACTATCACCATTTCCTTTATAGAAAATAATTGTAACTTTATCACCAATCTTTAATGACTCTGTAAAGGTTATTACACTACCACCGGTAAATTCATATCCTATACCTGGTTCTTGTAAAATATCGTTAACAAAGATGAGTAATACATCTTGAACATTGATTTTAGACCCTGGAGAAGAAACAATTGAAGTAATTGTTCCGTTTAATTTAAGTGGGAAATCTTTTCTAGCTCCATCAATCAAATCTTCAATACTATCAAGAACCTGTAAAGTTCCTAAAGACCATCCTCCAAATTTATCATCAGCAACCTCATCAATAGTGACTTGGAATTCATTTCCACTGAAAGATGATGTGGTAGGAATTCCTACTGTACCACCTATAGCAACTGTCAGTATCTGCTTATCTCTATATCCATATCCAGTGTTTTGAATTTCAAAATCAATTACGCTAGAACCTTGACCTACAACAACATCGATGGTTGCTTCAGTCCCAACTCCAGCGACGGAATCAGAACTGTAGAAAAGACGCATATTTGAATAAGAAAGTGGAGCGTCAATTACAACATAAGGTTGGTTAGTGTGAGTGTAACCTGTTCCTGGATTTGTAATCGCGATGCTCACAATATGACCACCACTAATAGCAGCAGTTCCGATAAATTCAATGTTTCCAGTTCCAGTACTAGATGTACCAACTCCAACATTGACAGTTGTTTGAATTCCAGATCTATATCCCGAACCACTATTACCGATACTAATAGAAGAAATAGTTCCAAATCCAGAAATGATTGCAGTTCCGCCAGCAGCAACTAAAGGTTGATAACCAAATCCTTCAGTAGAAGCAATTGATACAATTACTCCTCCTTTGGGGAAACTTGAAATACCGACATCTGGTCCAAGAGGATCTTGTGGTACAGAACCATTGAATACAACAGAACTAATTCCAGAAGTTTCTGTTATGGTATAGTCTTCAGTTGCAGATGGAACTTGGAATATATCATTAATTAATATAACAGCATTTTCTCCAGTAATTCCGCTAATGTTTGATCCAGATTGTTTCAGAGTAAATTCGTTAGCAGTTCCATTGAATTGGTTGTTGACATTATCAAAGATATAGTTTTTAGAATAAGAATCTGCACTCTCATCCGTAATTCCAGATCTCATAAAGGATCTACCTTGGAAACTTGATGAAGTAGTAATACCCTCATAATCTCTTTGATCAGGAGGATTAGTCGTAGATCCAATAGGAGTTTTACCGTAAGGTGCCTCTGCAAAAGTTAACGTATTATCAACAATATTGTAATTTCCAGTAACTTTAGTAACGAGAGCACCTGTATCTGCAGCACCAGCTTTAGTTCCTAACCATTCCCTACGAACTCTTATAGCGTTAGTGGTTCCAATACCAACACCTTCAATCTTCATAATCTCATCACCAATTTTAATTAAATCAGATCCGAAGAATGATGTTATACCACTAAATCTAACTAAATCATCAAATACTGTAAGATTTGTAGAAATACCAGTAGTAACTGATGTTGCTACAACTGGAGACTGAATAACATTATCAATAGCAACCACTACTTTTGCATTTTGATTTGTTGCTACAAATCTATGCGAAGTTCCAATACCTACACTCTCAAGTTCTACAAATTGAGGTACGAACTTAAGGGCATTTTCCGCACTTGAAGCAATCTTAATAGTATTATCATCAACCTTAATAGCGAAAATATTTTCTCCAGGTAAGAACGTAGTATTTGATGCTCCTACGAATGAAGTTGTTGCAATTCCAATTGCAGATGCAGCAGTTCCTACATGAGAATATTCAATTTTTTCTCCAGTTACAAAAAAGTGGTTTGGAATAGTAATGGTATTATTTGTTATATCGACGATAGTGCTATCATTACCAGTGAAATATCTTTCAAAAATTTCATCATTATTGTGAGTCAATCCAAAAGATCTCATAATATCAGACTCAGTTCCAGTGTAATTTCCTGGTTGAGTTTGAATTAATCCATTAGTGAAATCAATTTGGGTTGGCGAAGAGGGATCTTGAACAACCAAACAGAGACTATTTGAAAATACTGTTACTACAGTGTCAATACTCGCTTCAGGCGTAAAGACTAAAGAGTTAGTTCCATCTGTAGAAATGACCGATCCAAAAGTTCCAAGTCCAGCATGAGTTTCAATGTTGGCAAATTCGGTAAAGAAAGTATCATATGGATTAGATGTGTCAACATAACTATCAGCAACAATCACCTCAGACAACTGAACTCTATGATTTGTAGTATCTGTGACTTGTACAAGATAATATGCTACATCAGATTCTC